GCAGGGAGTGGAGTTATCGACAGACTACGGCAGTTGTCGTATGACGTTATAGAGATTCCATTCGGTGGTAAGGCAACTAAACCAGAGCAGTACATTAACCGTAGAAGTGAGATGTGGTGGTTAATGAAGCAATGGATAGAGGAGGGAGGAGCAATACCTAATGACATAGCCCTCAAACAAGAGTTAGCAACACCGATTTATTGGTATGACAATGTGGGTAGACGAGTACTTGAGTCTAAGGATCAAATCAAGAAGAGATTGCAGGGAGCAGGGTCACCAGATTTAGCTGATGCACTAGCCCTCACATTTGCCCTCCCAGTAGCTAAGAAAGTGCCAGAGGATATTTATATTAAAAGACGTAAACAAGCCACTCAAAAAACCGATTATGACCCTTACAAAATCATCTAATTTCATACGCATTGCTGAAGGGTTAGACGTTGAGCCATTGCTCCAATTGTTGGATGCCAAGCCTGAGCTTTGGAAGGAAATAACAATAAGGCAAAACTTCACTAAATCGCCACATAAAGATACCGAAACTATCCATGTTCGAGGTGCATTAAAAATGAGTGCATACTACGTTTTATGGGACACTGGATCATACGATTATCCCTGCATGGACTACCTAGCCCCTGCTCTAGTCCCATTGATGAGACCCATATTAGACAAGCTGCAAGTAAAGGAGATGGGAAGGGTAATGATTGTAAATCTTAAGCCCTGCGGCCATGTGAGAAAACACATAGACCAAGGCACTTATGCGGACTATTATTCAAGGTTTCATATTGTCCTTAAATCAAATCAATTTTGCAGCCAAACTTGCGGAGATCAAACGCAAAAGTTTGAAGTTGGGGACGTTTGGTTTTTTAACCATAAATTACCCCACACTGCGGACAATGTTGGGGATACGGATAGAATTCACATTATTTTTGACGCTGTTATTTCTCAGGCACTCCAGTGATCACATTTACATTAATATCTGCTTTATCAATCCCTATAATTTTATCGCTGTAACGGCTGCTCCATTTGCTGAGAAGCCTAAGAGTTACGTCCGCTTTTACTTTTTTTAACTGCACCCATGCGGGGTCAATTCTTTGGTCATCTTCACCAATCATTCTAGGCGGCTCGTTCAAGCTCTCCAAGATGGATTCTCCTATCATCTCTGCCCCACGATCCCTAGCGCGCGCGAAGCGTTCAGAAAACTCCTGAGATGCGCTGCAATCAGGAATATTCATCCAAGAATAGATGGTGGCATAACAAGGTTTATTTTTCTGTCTACAATAAGCTCTCAAAGTTTGTCCTGATGAAATCCAAAATAGAACTTCTTCAATGGTTTCTTTGTAAGGCGAAGCCTTCAAATTAATTTTTGGTCTACCTAACTTGAATTGTTTTGTAGCGAGTTGCATAAGAGACTCTTTTTTCATAGCGACATATCTGAGCTATATACCCACGAGACATACCATTGAACATGATTGATAAACATCCATATCCAATGCCGTAATCTTCGTGAAGCATACGGAGGGTATCAACTAGCGATTGAGTTATTTGAGGATTATGGTTTGGATGATCCTCTCCGACTCGATGACCAGTATCTGAAACACCAACAACAATAGTCTTGGGTCTAAGTGCTGCTAGTGTCATTTAAAAAAAATTAAATTATACAAAATATATATAAATATAACTAAAAAAGCAACGCTCTGGAATTAATTAGTTGACAAGTGTTGGGATAAATGCAATACTACAAATATCGGTTGTCTACCGATTGTCACTTACTAATTTTATTAACAACACATGACTTACACAACAGAATGGACAACTACAGAGGAGATCACAGACGAGTTTAACACTTGGAAGGATTGCCATACTGGTACTTTCCACAGACTACAAAACCGCACTAAAGCAGAAGCAAAAAGAGCTTTAATAGTTTTTTCCAGTCTTTCTCTTGGAGTTGATTACAGAGACATTAAGCCAGTACTTAGAAAACATTTTATTGATTTATTTATGGCTTCTGGTACTGATTGCACATTAGGCAAAAGAGCTATTAAGTCAGGTCAAAGAGAGAGTGCCGAAATAGTGGAATACTACACAGGTTACATTGACTAATTACAACTTGTTCACTAACTAATTTTTAAATTAACTAAAACAATCATGTACGAACAAACACGCCAAACATCAGATTTGCGAATTGAATTAATCGAACAGTTAGAAGAATTAGATCTAACTCCATGCGAATTAATTTGTAAATTTACAACCTTTCTAGATCAAGGACAACTTGAAAGTTTACAAGATTCATTACACAGAGAGGAGTTTTAATTATGAAATTTACGTTTATTTATTTGTTGGCAATGACAGCACTAATAGGATTTTTTGGAACATCTGCAAGTTTAAGAAAATCTACGCAATATGATTGCGAAAAATTAGGCTCACAATCGCTCGCTTGTAAGCAACTACAAAAAACAAATTTAATCAATGAGGTTTTAAATTAAATGAAATTAAAGAAAACAAGAAAAGCAAGAAATTGCTACTCATGTAAATCCTCTATATCAAAAGGGGATTTATACGGCCAAAAAAGCATTGCTTTAGGTTCTAAAGTAAACGGCCAATCTGAAACTGCCGAAGGTATGTATACTGTCGTTCATTACATGAGAATACCAGTTGATATGTGCCAAGCTTGTCTGGAGGGCAACTAATGACAACAATTACAAAACAAAAATTTACTTGCAACGTCAACTATCAATTTGACATTAGTTTAGATGACCTAAAATGTTTATTTTGCACTATGGGTCAAGGCTCAACTTATTGGGCTTGTGATGTCACAGTAGGAAACATTAAAGAAGATGAAGAAGGTTATTATTTACCAAATCAAAAATATGAGTTTGAGGGTTGCTGTGCGTGGCTTGTACACCTAAATTTAGATTCTCCAATAAAAGTAGAAGATATAGAAGAAGACACACATTTATTTAAAGTTAAAGATGTTTTAACCACCATAGAAAAAATTATTTCTGGTAAAACTGATTTAAATAAACATGATTGCCTTGAAATATTAGAAGCCTTTGTAACTAACGATCTTAGCCTTATTGATGCTGGAATAGCAGATTCTATATTGCAGATTATGACCTATGACTCACTTGTATATGGATAGACCTATGGCTTTTGCACTATTCCCTTATTTACTTTTATTCCTAATCCTTATTTAACATGACCATACAAAACCACCAACAAGCATACTATCAAGCTTTAGTATTAGCTTTAACTACAAAAGATGAAGCACTACAAAAAGAATGTGAAAGCATGGCTGAATCATTCGCTGCACACATTACCGAAGACCAAGCTAAAGAGTGTAGAGACAAAATTGAATCTATCCTTGGAGGTACAAAGTAATGAACAGTTCCAAACTATACGAATGGTTACTTGATAATGATTGCCCTTGGGAATTTGAACCAATAACCACCGGTGACCTCAACAGCACAACTATTGAATTTACTGAAAAACAAAAAGAAGAAGAGGGTTAACAACCCTCTTTTTTTTTGCTTAATTACTTGTATTAATGTTGCATTTATGGCAATATAGAGGTATGAAAAAAATTATTCCACCAGAACACCATTTTTTTACTCCTGTTGAGGTCTGTATAAAAGAATTTGGTGGTGTTCGAGCATTAGCTAGGGCAATACATCGTGACCCTGCATCAGTATCTAAATGGCAAAAGGGAGATGGCACTATACCAACATCTATCCAACGTAAGCTGCTTGAAACAGCATGGGATAAAGGTATAGAACTATCAGCCCATGAATTAATTTTTGGTAGAGAATGAATTGTTATTGGTGTAATGAACAATTGATTGTTGGAGGTGATGTCGATGTCGAGGAGGGAATGATTGGCTACCCTGATTTCTCAGTATTGACCAATGCATCATGCCCAGTATGCAAGACAGAAGTAGAAATCTGGAAAAGAAGAGATGCCTTCGATTGATTAATTATTTGACAGGTGTTGCAGTATGTGCTACACTAGTTTACGAAGGTGTTATGCCTTCAATTAATGTTTACTAATTTCTATTAACAAACACATGGAACAAATTAAGCTTACGGCTCTTGAACGAGAAATCCTTTTGGACAGACCAGAAGAATGCATCGTTGAATGTTCATGTCAATTCTATCAAGAAGACATGATTAAAAAATACGGTGAGTATAACAAGACCGATGAGATCATTACTGAAACTTGGGAAGGTCAAGATCGTGAAGTTTATCCCGAACAAAAAGTTTGGGATAGTTGTAGCAAGATTTATGGAAGTCTTGAGTACGACAAAAAATTACCTGATGAGCTAGATGACATCGACAAGATGGTTTTAGATGATTGCATATCTGGTAGCACTATGGACAGATGCGATGAAGTAAGTCCACAGTATGGCGGTAAAGTCAGAGCTACAGCAATCAGACTTATTGAAAAGCTAGAAAAACTAGGTGTTAAGTTTAGTTGGGCAGAGAGGTGGTATTAATGACTACTCCAAAAACAGGTAAAACTCCACGCAGTTGGAAAGAAGCTGAAGCTCACCCTGCTATTGATGAAATAGTAGAAGAAACACATGATGACGAAATCAAATATTATATTTTGATTCCGGAAACTGTTTACAATCCTTGGACGGAAGCTATGGGTGGAGGGTTTTTTGTCCGCTCTTTTAGAGAGTTACAACAATCTATAGATTGGTGAAGCTATGACAGATACCCAGAAACTAGAGAGGTTGGCCTACTTGGCTAACCTTCCTTTTTGATCCCTTACAAATTTTTTATTTACAAAATCAAACCAATGACCAAATACGAAGTACGAGTTACTCAAACTCACGTTGATTATTACCGCATTGATGCTAAAGATCAAGATCAGGCAAAATCTTTAATTCGTCAACACATTAACGAAGGCGATACCTTTATCGAAGCAGAAAAAGTCGATACTATTTTGCGTCCTTCAGAAATTGATTATGCCGTAAAAGTTGATAACAAAGGTGAGGTTACTTACCAATGAGAAAACATACAATCACCGTCTACACCAATGACGAATATTCTCTATACGACATTCTTAGAGAAGTTAGATCTGAAATAGACCGCAAGGTTTTTGATAGAGATAACATTAGGCAACGCAAATTTAGTGGCACATGGGAGGAGGAGGTAACTTCTTCTTCCCCACTTGCAGACCGTTATGGTTACAGATACGAAACCGTAGCCAAATGGGAATCAAACGTAGTGCCAAATTCAGAATTCATTCAATTTCAAAAGGAGTCTAACTAATGACCACAAAATCGTATCCAATTACAGATAAGCAATCATGGCTAGAAAACAGATTGCTTGATGTCACTTCTACTGAGGTATCAGCATTGTTCGGTCTTAACCCATACCTATCAAAGTTTGAACTGTACCACCAGAAAAAAGATAAGGTGGTAGTTAACATAGATGACAACGAAAGGATGATGTGGGGCAGACATCTTGAAGACAGTATTGCTTTAGGATTTGCTGAGAAATACAAGATGAAGGTAGAACAATTTGATGTTTATATGCGTGATCCAGAAACAAGGATGGGATCATCCTTCGATTACAAAATTGTAAGTGAAGAAGAACCTATGATTCTAGAGATAAAGAACGTAGATTCACTAGCATATAAAAATAACTGGATTGAATATGACGAAGAAACTATTGCTCCTCCTGACCACATATCAATGCAACTTCAACATCAGCTAGAAATTACTGGTTACAACGTTGGCTATATAGTTGCACTTGTTGGTGGTAACACCATGAAGGTAGTTAAAAGTAAAAGAGATCCAAACATTGGCAAAGAAATAAGAAAAAGGGTAGAAAAATTTTGGCAAGAAATAAAAAATGGTGTAGAACCAAAGCCAGATTTTCAAACAGATGCAAAATACATAATAAAAAATTTATGTAACCAAGCTGACGCAAGCACAATTCTTAATGCTGACTCAGAAATGGATCAATTAATTGCAGATTATATTGCAGTCAATGCAGAATACAAATCATTAAACACAACAAGAGATGCAATTAAGGCACAAATTTTAAGTATGAGTCAAAATGCATCTAAGATTATTTCTAAACATGGAACAATCAATTGTGCTATGTCCAAAGGATCTAAAGGAACAATAGTTACTGAGGATATGGTCGGAACATTAATCAACGCTCGCAAATCATACCGTGGATGGCGAGTCAATTTACCTAAAGGAGTTTAACTAATGACACAATCAATTTCACCACTTGTAGCAATGCAAGGCACACTAGAAAAAATGGCAGACAAATTTAGAGAAGCTTTGCCACCAACAATGGACGAATCTAAATTTATTAGTGTTCTTAAGTTAACGCTAAATAAAAATCCAAGGTTGCTACAGGCAGACAAGAATAGCTTGTTGCAAACTTTTATGAGTGCAGCAAAAGATGGTTTGTATCTGGATGGCAAAGAATCAGCAGCAGTTCAGTATGGGCAATCAGTTCAATACATTCCTATGGTCGAAGGAATTATTAAGGTTTTGCACAATAGCGGATTAATAAAAACTTTATGTGCGGAAGTTGTTTATGAGAATGATTTGTTTGATTATGAGCTAGGCACTAAACAACACATAACTCATAAGCCATTAATTACAGGTGACAGAGGTAAACCTGTATGTGTTTATGCTGTCGCTGTAACAAGTAATGATGGGCAGTACATTGAAATTATGAATATGGCAGAAATTGAAAAATGCCGTCAGGTATCTAAAGCCAGTTCATCTCCTCACAGTCCTTGGACTAAATGGTTTGACCAGATGGCAAAGAAAACTGTTATCCATCGTATTGCAAAACGACTACCAAAAAATGATGCAATTAATTCTGTTGTCAGAATTGAAGAAGATAATATGGTAGACGTTACACCAAATGCGACTCAATCAACAGAACCAAAAGATTCTTTATCAAGGTTAAGAGAGTCAATTGGTATGGATGATGCAGGTGCAGAACAGGCCAAGGAAGAAGTTTTAAATAACTACCGCAAGGAGGAGTAATG